TTTGGTGGTATACGAATGAAGTAAAGACCGCCTCCATAAAACGCCGTCGCAATGATTCGGAATCGGCAGATCATGCCACCGACCCAGTTGTTAAACGCACGATAGAAATGTGACGTGTAATCATTGCATGTGCTTGGATGCACTGCCACCGTGTAGAGAATCTTTCCAGGGACGTCATTGCGGCTCCACGTAAAGTGGCCCACATTGATCATCTGGCGGCTGACGACGTTAAATCCCATACTTTCGCCTGTGTGCGACATCTCCTGGGCACGAGTTGTCGCAGGCTCGACCAATTCAATCGCTGGCTCGGGCGTCCGAGAGGCAGTGATCTGCCCACTCACACCCGTCATCGCCGTCGGGTCCGCTCCAGGGAGACCACCCGTGGTCGCTGACTTCGCTGTACTGCTGCTCATCTTCGGATTTTGTCGCGTACGTATGCTTGGTAGGTTCGCTCGGTAGGCTCGCTACTATCTCGTGAAATGGCGTGGTCAAAAATGAATTGCTCTTATTCATTTTCTCCTTCTGGCGTGGAGCACTTTCTTGCTTGGCACGCCGTTTAATTTCTGCCCGCAGCCCTTCGTCATGTACGAACGAACACTTCTTCGACTTGCACTTTCCGTACAAGTAACGTCGACAATTCTTTCCGTTATTGACATCTCCGGTCTGTTTGGCAATTTCTTTTTGTTCGATGAGATCCGCCGTTGTTGAACAATCGGCACGGTAAAAGAATGGATCTGCCGTTTTGGACTCCCACATGGGCGCAAACTGCTCGTATGAGATAACTCCGGCTGCGGCCAGAGCTCCCTGATATGAAAGCAGAATGGGTGCGAAGTCATACTTCTTGGCTATTTTCGCATTGATCTCTTCTCGAACTTCCTCAAACTTTGGTTCACCATGTAGCGACAATTCCACTAGTTGTTGGATCAGATTCTCTCGAATGATCGCTCCTTGTGTCGCCTCAAGGAAGAAAGCTTCTCCGAACATACCACCAGAGGGCATGTACGCTCCGGGTTGCCGAATCCAATGGCACGACTTCGCAATGGATGATTGCTCAATGGGTCCGACCCATTGGTTAGCGATTTTTCGAAACCCTCTTTTCAAGAAGGTCATCTCATCAAGCGAGATTTGTATATCATCCAGTGGGGTGACTTTGTCTGCTGATGTCATTGTAAAGCCGAGTTTTGCGGCTTCCTCTGCGTATCTCCTCCTTGTAAACCAAGGTAAGCAGCGAGCAGACATAGTGAACATGATGTCATCACCATAGATTGAAGTTCGCACATTTTCCATGAAACCATCAAAAGTTGCAATATCCGGCAGTCCGTGTTGCTTTGCCAACCGCACAAATATGATCGCAGCCAGAATCCAGTTAATAACGCTGTTGTCGAAGGCGGTGCCGGGTTGTCCAGACACTTGGCCTTGTGGA